AAAAATAATTTAAAAAAAAAATGAAATATTAATTTACTTATGGACTCCCAGCAAAATACAATTATGGCTGAAACAAGTGATAAAATGGAAGATTTTCATATGTTATTAGATAAATGGACTCTTTGGGCACATTTACCTCATAATACTGATTGGAGTATAAAGAGTTATATCAAAATTTATACTTTTGCTTCAGTTGAGGAGACAATTGCCGTTACAGAGACTTTACCACCAGTTTTAGTTGAAAATTGTATGCTGTTTCTTATGAAAGAAGGTATAAAACCTACCTGGGAAGATCCTGAAAATAGAAATGGTGGTTGTTTCTCTTACAAAGTTTCTAATAAAAATGTAGCCAAAGTATGGAGAGATTTAACATACGTCGTAGTTGGTAGAACTATTAGCAATCAAATTACATATGTAAATAAAGTAACTGGTATTACTATTTCACCCAAAAAAAACTTTTGTATTATAAAAATTTGGATGTCGGACTGTTCAAACCAAAATCCTAGTGTGGTTACTAATGACTTAAAAGGATTAACAGCACAAGGGTGTTTATTTAAGAAACATACGCCTGAATATTAAAAATGTAAATATATTTGAATAATAAAAATTTCCCAATAAAAATTACTATAATACAAAGTTATAGTAATTTTTTGCTTTTTGTCTTCTCCATATTTATTTTACATTATTTATTTTTGGTTTCTACTTCTACTATGTTTTCTAGATTTGTAATGACGTTTTTTAGAAATAGAATTGGACCTTGACTTTGACCTTGACTTATATTTTCTTTTTCTATTTGTTTTTCCACCACGTTTATCAGAAGGCCATCCTCTATTCCTTCCTCTTTCATCTCCATCCGGAGTTTTAGGTCGGGGCAAATTATCAGAATAATTTGAAATTCCAACAAAGGGAGAAGAACTAGTATTTGTACCTGTAGCTACATTATCGGCCAGAACTGTTAAACCAGATGCAAAATTTGGATCTCTCAACATTTCATTGAGAACAAAACTTAATATATGAGTGTATGCCTTGCTCAATGTCGCATCATTAATTAATGCACTTGTGTCGTCAAGCGAAGTTGTAAAAAAGTTCTTTCCATCCAATCTAAAGACTGCAATAACTATTGCGCGTATAATTGTTTCTATAAATTGATCAACTGATAATTTGTATTCTACTTTTTTAGTAGTTCCGTCCAAATTATCTTCTACGGTAGGTATAATAAATTTTCGAGTACTTGTGTCATATTTAATTAAAGTTTCATTAGTTTGATTATTATTTAAAGACTGAACCAATTTACCATAAAATAGTTTAACTAAATTTACAAACATAATTTTTTGTTCTTCGTTTAAAAATGGCAATGTATCAACTCCTGTAAACATAAGATTATGTTTTCTTATTATTTCTATTGTCTTATCTAACTCTTGTTTTACTAAATGATCAAATAATTCTTCTCCATTAGTACTCGCGTTTGTTGACATTTTATTTAAAATGAATTTATTATATTATAAAAATATTATATATTATAAAATATTATAATATAATTTTTGTGATTTCTTAAGTTTTCTATTTATTAATTTTTAGCATTATAAATTTTTTTATATATATTTTTATATGTTTTATCTATTCATACCAATATATTTTCTATCTAGATAACGATTATATTCGTCTGTATATTTTTTCTGGATTTCTAATAAACGCACATCATTTTTTAGTTCTGGATTAATTTCATTTGGCAAATAAGGTCTATAAAAATGATTATGATATTTTTTGTTATAATCAGCAAAATAATTTGCCTGTACACGATTTGGTACATAAGAATAATTATAATTACATGATTGCGTAAATCCTTCACGTACAGGAGTTTGTGCAGGATTAATTCCTAAAAACACCATATTTTTATAACTTTTTTTATGTTTACCAGCAGTCTGATTTGCATAACATTGGAGGTTATGCCAATAATTACGTGTAATACCTACGCTTGGTGCTGTACCCATTTTCATAGGACCTGAATCACTATGATTATCAACGTAATTTACATATGATTTTATACTTCTAACAATTCTTGGTCTTCCAGCCATTTATATAACTATATATACTTATATATACTTTTTATATTTAATTATTTAATTAAAAATAAAAAATTAAATCACTTACTTAGTTACTGATTTTTTTAGTTAGGTACCGGAAAAGGTCGTTGATTTCCTTGAATTACTAAAGGTTCAGGTATATATGTCGGACCTTTTTTGAAAACATTAGCCCAGCATAAATCTTTCATTTCTGGAGAAAATGGTGCAGCCGGTTCTACTAAATTGGTGGAATTAATTCCAAATAAAAAAGATTCAATATCAGGAGCATTTTTTGACATTTTATTACCTGGGATTTGTCCAGGTAATAAACCTGTGCCAGGCATTCTTGTATCATATGCAGCACCATATTGTGAATTAGGATATAAAGTATATCCTTCTGAATGTTTGTATTCTTTTTGTTCTAGACAATAATTACCAGGTGTATTTTTATTACGTGTAGATGCCATGTTATATTATAATATATATATTATATAATTACTTTATAATATTATTTTGGTTATTCTTTTTTATTCTAAAAAAGATTTTTCTTAAGAACATCTATTTTTTCAATACTTATAGCGCCATTTTCTAAAAAATCACATATACATGGATAAAATAAATGCAAATTATCATATGAAAATAATAATGTGAAAGAAATTTCTTCATTAATTGAATAATTCGTACTCAATTTAGTTAATATATTTTCAATATCACTATTTTTAATCATCATATTATATAATTCAAACATTTTTTCATTTATTTCTTCTTCAAGAAAATCTGTTAACCCAAAAATACAAATCAAATCATATTTATAAATTATATTTCTAAAGTCTTCTTGTTCTTTTAAATTTATAATTGTATATCTATTGAATAAATCTTTATCATTATATGTAATATTATGACCTAATTTTATAAAATTGTTTACCATTATCAATAAATTATAATTTAGTATTTATAATTTATTATTTGTAATTAAATTTTAAATTATTTATTCTTATTATTTTATTAATATAATGTAAATAATGTTAGATGAAACAATAGAATATGGCACCTGGAAAGATGGTTCTTCGGTTTATAAAGATAAAATTGGTTATTATATTGTAGATATAAATGAAAAGGGAGAAAATTATAAAAAATATCTTAAAAACTGGAAACCAGTAGGCGACAATCTACTATATTTAGATAAGACAAAAGGAAAATGGAGTACCACCAAACCAAATGCAAATAAAAGTAAAAAAATATCTAAAAAAACTACTAAACATATTACTAAAAAAAATACAACAAAATATGCAAACAGACCTTCACCACCATACCCTGCAAATGATTATTGTGGAAAAAATAAAAGAGGTAATGATAAAAATATGTATACGTCTAAAGAAAATAAAAATGGTGTGTGTAGATGGGTTAAAATAACATAATTTTATTAGAATAATTTACATTCTAATAAAAAAACAGATTTATACATATTGAAATTCGGTGTGTTTATTAAAATAATCTACATCACGAGTTAGTTCACGTGATGGTACACCACCACGAATCCAACCTTCTGAAGCAACACCTTCTACACAATTTGCAGGATTCATCATTTTTTCTTTAATACTAGGCAATAATGGTGTTGAATGATAGGTTACATAACTCTTTTCACTCAAATTTGTTACACTTTTTTTATTAACAATTTGTTCTCCTTGTTGGATTTGAGCTTCTACAACAGGATTAACAGATCCTCTTCCTAAATATGGAACAGTTGCAAATGGTCGTTGAAATAAATCTATATGACATCTAGGATGGGTTTGAATAGAACCAATTAACAACTGAGACGAATCATCAATATTACAACCACCTGAACCACTTCCATAACCACCATTAAACATTACTCCTGGTTGAGATGTAGCTAATTGTCTTGGGACTTTCATACTACAATCTGAAGCAAAGTAATTTTGTAACATATAATTTGCAAACTCTACATTTTGGATATCAGTTTGTGATTTACAACAATCATCTAACCCAATTCTACTCATATTATCAAATGTATAACTTGAAACATTTGCCATTTTTATATATACAATACATTTTTTTTTATAAATTATATTTCTAAATACATTTTTATTTGTTATTTGTTATTTGTTATTTGTTATTTGTAATTTGTTATTTAATAAAGAGTATATCTATAATTATCTTGTACACGAGCAATAGCACCTTCTGGAGTACTTTCTTTACCAGAATATTTCAAATCATTATATAAAAATTGAGCAAAAGCACCTTGGTCATTTGTTACTCTAGTATTTGCTGTACTATAAAATAAACGGTTACTTTGATCCAATTCAAAATTATTCCATAAATCGCCATATAATTGTTTATTTGTGTTTTTAATACCAGGATTCATAAACTGAACTGCCTTTTTAACACTTTTAGTTATATCTTCTTCTATATCAGGATTAAAACTTGGTGGTGCTGCCTTTCTATTAGGATCATCCATAATATCTGTCAATAAAACATTACTAAATGGGTTTTTCTTATTACCTTCTTTAAATTCTGTACTAATAACTGTTTCTAAAGTAACAGGGTTTGTAATTTCCTTGCCTTTTTTGTCAAATAATCCAGTTACTTCATTCCCTTGAACTACAAAACCTTCATTTAACATATCCTTTGTTAGTTTTTTATTTTTATTAAATTGTTTATACAATACAATAATTGCTGCTAAAGTTAGAACTCCGACGATTACTATTTTTTGTGTACGTGTTAAAATAAATCCTACAATTGTAAATAAAATAATTACTCTACTAATAGCATTCAATTTTTGTTCATATGACATATTGGATGTAGGCCATAATTCAAAAATATATTCTTTATCAAATAATATAGTAGGGTCATTTATCCAAAATTGAATTGTCGACATTCGGTATTATATATATATAATCATTTTTTAAAAATGATATAAAAGTTATCTAAATTTTATTTTACATAACTTTTTCTAAAAATATCTTTTTATTACTTTGTAATCACTTGTAATGAAAGAAGCTCCCAATTTTCTACATAAATTATTATAAATTTCTAAGTATGTTGGGTCACCATCATCATATTGCCGACATGTATACAAATCAAATGATAAATGTTGACGTTCAGGAAATGTATGAACAGATAAATGTGATTCTGATAATAAAAAGATAAAACTGCATCCTTGTGGATGAAAATCATGATCTAATTCTCCTAGAATTGTATAATTATTTTCAATACAAATATTTTTACAAATTAATTTTAAATCTAATTTATTATTTAATAATTGTGTATTTGTTATATTTTTAAAATCACAGATTAAATGCTTTCCACAACTATCTATGCTATTAAACATAGTATAATATTTTAATTTATATTTATATTTATATTTATATTTATATTTATATTTATATTTATATTTATATTTATATTTATATTTATATTTATATTTATGTT